GCTCATGCTATTTCCACTTGAGTGGGGTAATTTTATTGAACTCATGGTTTCGGATATTTATCTTTTGTAGTTTTAATGGTTGCCTTCCAAGCATCTATACCGTTATGGTAGATGTCATCCAACTGATCGACCACAGAAGGGTATTCGGCTGCTCTATCTCTTTGATATTTGTTATTATCATAAGCTGTTTTTAGTTCTGCTAGTTTTGCATCTATTGCAGAATCAGAAGGCTCTGTATCTCCATTTGCTTTAACAAATTCTAATACGTCTCCTCTAAGAACAAATTCAGCTTTAGGGCATAATGCTCGTATAGCATCAAATCTAGTTAATTCATCCATCAGGCTATCTCCATTATTGTAATCATTGAGGCAAGATTACTTTTTTGAGCTTCCACAGTACCGCTATTACTATCTGTATGTAATTGCATTTGGGTTTTATAAGTAGTGGATGTACCTGCTGATATACCATGAGCATGTTTGCTTGATAAATAAATATTCCCTCTCCAACTAACACTACTAGCACCGTTAGCGTATGTATAAAATTGCCAGTTTTGGGCAGGGTCGAATCTAGTTGTTGAATCTTGAAGTAATTTTAAACCAGTACCTTGACCAGTGGAATCTCTAGTAATAGAAATATGTTGATTGACAAGGACTAAAAACTCAGATCCAGTTTTTAAAGGAGTGATTGCTTGACTTAACCCTGTATCAACATATGAAGTACTAGTAGTTGAGACTGCCGTAGAGGTTGAGCCTTGAACTACTTGGAGTATTGCACCTGCTCCTCTTTTAACTGCTGTTACTGCACTAGCAGCGATCATATCTGTATCGACTATTCCATCAGGTAAACCGCCTACAGAGACTCCTGTGACGGTACCGTTTCCATTAATTGTTATTGTCATAATTTTAAACGATTGTCCAGTTTTCTCCAGAGCCGACTGTTACAGTGACACCAGAATTGATTGTTATAGGTCCGAATGAACCTGCATTTTTATTGTTACCAATAGTATAATCATGGGTAACTGTTTGTTCATTTTCCCAGAATATAGCATTAGCACCAGAGTTACCTCCTGTAGCACCAGCAGCTAATCCTGTTAAACCTGAACCATCACCTGTAACAGCTGTTGCAGCTAATGTACCAGTAACAGTCAGTCCAGTATTAGTAGTTTCCGTCTTTTTAACATTATTATAATATGTAGCTACCCCTGCGTTAGCAGTACAAACAATAGCACTTTCATTACTAGCTGTTCTTATATTAAGATCACCAGTAACTACATTAAAATAAGCATGAGATCCAGTATGATATAGTCTCATATCTCTATCAGATCCAAGACTTATCTGTACATCATCAGAGAACTTTAATGTATCATCTGATTCATCCCAGACCATATCCATACCAGCATTCGTTCCATTATCCCATGTAACGTCACCAGTAAAGGTACCTCCAGCTAGAGGCATTTTAGTTGCATCAGCTGGAACTGATTGCCATGAGCAAGAGTTATCACCATCTTCCCGTAGGAATTTAGTACCACCTGATTCACCAGTTGAAAGTATTGCTGTACCTTCAGGGGTTGATGTTACACTAGCCCATGTAAGGCCGCCTGTGTTACCAGATTGTTTAGATAAGAATTGACCATTAGAACCAGCATTAGATATCTTTAACTTTTCTTCACTAACTACATTTGTCTGTATTGCAGCTTCTACGATACTATTAGTAGCAGGTACATTAACTGAGGTAGCTGAACCTATAAGGGTTACAAATACACTAGCACCAGCTCCAGGTGCTGTACAGAATTTAATACCATCAGTACCTTCTAAATGGAAACCTTCGTTACTAGCACTCCAAGAAGTAGAGTTAGGTTTTTGTAAGACACCGTTTACACTAACTAATAATTGTCCAACGGATGTAATGCTTGCAGCACTACCTCCATCTCTTAAATCAAAACTTACATTAGTATAATCAGGTGTACCAGAAGTAGCTCCATCAGGGACTACTGTTAATAATTTATAATCTCCAACGGATGTTACTACATTATACTGAGACCCATCATACACCTTCATAGTATTTGCAGCTGTATCAAACCAGAGGTCTCCTTCTGCTAATGCAGTTCCATCAGGTTGATTACTAGGTGTACTTCCAGCTACTTGGTATCTTTGATTGAAATCAGTTACAAGTGTCTGAGCACTAGCTACACCAGCTTCATCTACTATTAATCTATGATAAGTATAGGTATTTAAGGTACTGGTTGTTTCTATTAACATACCTTTACCAGCTGCTATAGTGGTATTATGTAAAGTAGAATCAATACCATTAATAGTTACTGTAGCATTTGTTGTGATAGTATCACCAGTTGTACTTACACCAGATCCGTTAACAACAAGACCACCAGCATCTGCTATAGATACGATAGTTCCTGCATTATCACCAGGGTCAGGGTTAGTTTCTGGGAATGAATCTTTATCAGCTATAGGTACAAAACCACCTACATCACTTAAAACAGTTGTTATTCTTTCATCGACAGCTTGAGCTGTAGGAATCTGAACATCAGTAGGGCTGCTAATTGTTGTGACAATGCTTTTGCCATCCAACAAGTTAAGTTCAGCAGTAGTAGAGGTAAGAGCTGTACCGCTCGCCAAAATAGAAGCAGTACCTGACTGCATACCAGCAAGCGTTGTGAGATCTGCGTCTTTAGGTTGGGCATATGTTCCAATATAAGCCTTAGTGGATTGCTGTGAAGGTACTTTGGTTGCACTATCAGTAGCAAAATCATCCTCATCTAGTAAATCTGATGAGATAGAATAATTATTAGCAGAAGCGGCAATACCATTTAGTTTTGTATGATCAGCATCTGTAAAGACATTACTATCAGTCGCTGCTTCCACTGCAGCTCTGATTTCAGCGTCTGTTTGATCAGCAGTTGCACTAGCTTCTATAGCATTTAGTTTGCTATGATCAGCATCTGTGAATACATTAGAGTCAGTAGCAGCTTCAACTGCAGCTCTAATCTCAGCATTACTTTGGTTACCTGTAGCACCATCTTCTATATTAAGCATGGTGCGTAGATTAGCTGGTGTTATTTCTTCTATAATACCAGCACCAGATGAATCTCTACCTAGTACCCTATCAGTAGCTGATACGTTTTGTATCTTAGCATAAGTTACTTGGTCATCAGCTATGTGTGCTGTATCAATAGATGCATCAGTATAATGTTCTGAATCTACAGCATTATCTGCTAGCTTAGTCCCGTCTACAGCATCAGCTCCTATAGCAGCATTTATTACAGCTCCTGCGGTTATATCTTCTGAATCTATCGTTTGTTCTTGTGCTTCATGTGCAGCAAATAATAATTGTTCAAAGTTATTATTTAAATCTGCAGCTCTAATTGAACTACCTGCAGCAAAGACCGCTTTAGGATCTTCATTACCGTCAGTTTTACCTACACCTGTATGTCTGTAAACCCTTACAGCTACTCCAGTCTTTGGTGCACCAGTGCTTTCTTGTAAAGTAGCATCAACACTGGTATTATTAAATGTTATTTTAGCGGGTGAAGTAGAAACAGTATATTTAGTTGTAGCTTGAGTTACACCGTTTAAAGATACCTTTACATCTGTACTTAATAATACAGGAAAGGTATAAGTAAACTCTAAATGGGAACCATTAGGTGTATTGGTCCCATTATCGGTATACGTAGCGGTCATAAGTTTTTAATTGATTAAGTTTTCTGTTATCTATTCATTTGTAGTAGGGCAGATGTTTCTTGTTTTCTTCTATTTATTAAGGCTTTCTTTTGACGTTCTTGCTCAATTAATGCTTGTACTTCTTGATCTTGTTTCATTAATCCCCAAGCTCTTTTACGTGCTTGTTTAAATAATCTATCAATCAAGATATTATGCATGTAAGCTTTTCTAGCATCTATTCCTCTATTACCACTTTCTCTATCACGAATCATTGTTTGCATTGAACGTATCACTCTAGGATCTTGAGCTAATTTATTTAGCTGTAATTCTAAATTTTGATCGCCAATATATTTTTGGAATTGAGATCTTAAATTAGGACTGTCTGTTAAATCTGTTCCGTCAGGACCGTAGTACGTTGACATTCTCAGATCATATCCACTGTCAAATAATAACTTCCTACCTGGACCTTGGTCTAGGTTTAATTGAACAGGACTGAATACATTAAACATTCTAGTCACGAAATCATATTCACGTACAGGTCTACCATTAAGCATATCATACTTAATAGGTAAAGCACCTCCACCAGCAATATTTTCAGTTATTAAGTTTCTATTCCTTATTGCATCACCCCATCCTGAGTTTAACTCTCTCATATGTGGTGTAAATAACTTACCAACTTCATTCCGTAGACCTGCTAATGGTATCTGGTTATTTAGTAGAGATGCAATCATTCTATTTTGTTGTCCAGGTTTACCAGAGAATAAATCAACAAATGACTGTAAAGCAGTTAAATATGATTTACTTGTAGCAGCTTGTGCTACGACCATTGATATTTTCTGGAATTGATCCTGTGTCCATTCTTCACCCATTAATTGGTTATGATCACCAACGTCAGCAACTGCTGCTAATATTTGATTAAAAGGTTCAAATGCCTCATAACTTACCCATACACCACCAATATTGATACTTCTAGGTATCCAGCCAGCATCCATCCATACTTGACGTTTTTGTCTGTCAGTAGGACCATTACCTGTTAGACCACCATTCATAAAGTGCATACTAGCCATGGTTATAGCTGCACTTCCTAATGCTAATCTGCCACCTTGCAGAGCCTTAGCATTCATAAGATCTTCAGCAGTATTAATTCCATATTTAGTAACTTTAGATAAATCATCTACACTAGAAAATGCTATGTCATTCCATTCTTTAACAAGGAAGTTAAATCCTGGTGTATGTTTAGCTGTTAATGCAAGACCATTAACTCCAGTCCTAGCGAATAAGAAAAATGGTTTAGCCCATGGTGTTTGTTTAAATACTTCGTCTAATCCCTTGGCAAATCCTGTAAGATCATTTGTTAATGTAGCTTCTGCTTTTGCGAATATTGTAGCATCATCTACAATGTTACCATCTGCATCTACTATATCTTTCATAAATCTATTTTCAGCATCCCGTAGTACATTAGGTTCAATATCCATCCATTTGCCGGATGTATTGTTTTCTAATGCTTCACGTACTGCTCTCTCTTTAGCTCTTGCTCGAGCTAGGATATAACCAAAAGTATCATCAGTAGCAGCCATCACTTTGGTTGAATAAGTTAAGTACTTATTATCATTCAAAGATCTTGCCATATTAGCCATTCTATATACAGCTTTATCACCATCTGTAGCTCTTCCACTATTCTCAGCCCAATTACCATATACAGCCCATTGATCATCACCTTTACTATATTCCATAAAGCGTGATTTAACTGTTGCTACATCACCAGCCCAATATGCATTTAATCTAGTTTTAAATACTTCAAATGCTTCTGGGATAGCTTCTCTCATAGCATTAACTGATGCCATAGAAGCTCTTAATGTAGCTACATCACCTGTAAATGGTAATCTCATACCAGCACCTATAACTTGAGCCAAAGGTCTTAAGAAGGTTGCTGTAGATGTACCCATGATAGCTCTTACTGGGGTCTTAGGTCCACTAAGAACACTGTTAATCATAACTCTATGCAGTTCATTTAATAATGCACCAGTTTTTGGTTTACCATTAAAATCACCACCTTTTAATTTTCTTCTTACCCAGTTATCAAAGTCAGTTAGGTTATGTATATCTTTGTTCATAGAAATAACTTCAAAGATACCTTTAAATAAGTCATCACTAGCGTCTTCACCAGCTACTTGAAAAGCTAATCTGAAGGCATCTATCGATTCACCTACCCTAACACTCATATTTTGATCAACATATTCCTTCTGAAGGCGTCTTCCAACTGCTGGATTAGCTGCATTCTCAGCTCCAATAGCCCTAAATTCAGGTGATTGAAGTAGTTTAGACCTATTAACTTCTGTTATAGTAGTAATAAGTTTGTCATATAAGGCTTTAGCAGGTGCATCAATGTCACCGAGATCAGCAATATCAGCAATTTCTCTTCCAACTATACCCATATCACGTATTTCACGTAGTAATGAGCCAGTTAAAAGGTCAGCAGCTTCGATATATTTAGTAGTAAATTCTAACATTTCCTCTGGCATACCCTCAAAATGAGGCATAGCGTTCTCATAAAACTCTGCTAAGTATTCAGCAGGACTTTGATCCATCGCTTCTCTACCTAAACCAGTTCTATGGAATGCTTCAATAGCATCTCCAGATGTTTCTCTTAAAGTTGTACCACCAGCTTCTAATAAAGCTCTATTTTCTGCATATCCTGCGTCACTTTTTAATGCTCTGTATACATCATCTAAAGCTTGATCACTTAAACCACGAGTTGCAGGTGCAGCTTCAAGGTTAGATGGTGTTGAAACAGAGCCAGGAGATCCATCCTCGGCTCCCCATTCCTCTCTAATTCTCTTTTGCGAACGTTTTACCTCCATCACGTTTTCAGTTGATGTAGGGGCTCCCTGCTGTGAATCAGCGAGTGGTTTATTTTTATGTCCTCTGAACTCAGGTCCAGATTCTAATAGTTCTTTCTGACCTTTTTCAACAATTTGTCCGTCAACACTAGCATTTCTAGCTTGACCTTTAGCTGCAGCTTCAGCCGTAGCATCTACTGTACTACCATCAGGTAACATTCTTCTAGCACCCTTACCCATGACCATAAATAAGCCATCAGTTAAAGTACCAATACCCATACCTTCTACTACATTTTTAAATGTTTTAACAGCAGGGTGATCCCAATCGTTTGTTGTTAAAGGAGTATCTATAAAACCAAATCTATCTCTTAATATTTGAAGACCGTTTGAATCTTGAGAATATTTAGAAGTTAAATCTGTTGCTGCACCGACTGCAGCTGCTCTCATCCAATTATTAGTAAGAACACCACCAATACCTGATACAACTCTCGCTGCACCAGCTCCTGCTAATCCTACACCCGCTGCCTTAGCTACAGGTATTATAGCAGCTGCCATGGTTCCAAAGTGAGTGGCACTGCGAATTAAACCACCCCACCAAGTTTTAGTTTCAATAGGGTTGTTATCATCGGTAAACCAATCATCCCATTCAGTGTCATATTTACCTTCAGCATTTTCCTGTTCCATTTCTCCAGAAAATGCATCTATTGCTCTTTCTGGTAAAGTAACTACAGAAGATGCTGTATCTTGTATTCCACCTGCAAAGGCTGATTGAAGTTCTTTCACAACTCCACCTAGACCCCATTGTTCTTTGTTTCTAGGGTCTTCCTGTTCAGCTACCAATTGAGCATCTACAGCTTCAGCATGTGCCGCTTTTTCATTGTAAATGGCATCTCTTGTTTCCTGATCTGATATTGTTGTTTCTAATTCTGCTAAAGAATTGTCTAACTTTTCTGTATCATAATCTGGTTGTGCATAACTATCTGTCATAATTCTCAGTATGTAAGTTGGTATTTATTAGGCTCGTCAGGAATAACACCTGGCGTGATACCTACTTCATTAAAATCACCATTCTTACTCAAAACTTTAGCTCTAAGAGCTTTTCTACCATTAGGATGCGTTGTCATCCAATAGCGTACTATAGGACTTAACGATTCTATATGAGTTTGGTGTCCAGGCTTAGGCAGATCCTTCCCAGTTTGGGAGCGGTATTGCATATTTGCTACTTCCCATGCACTTATGTTTTTCAGATCTTTTGCGATTTCACGGTAATAAGATGGTAAAGAACTATTACCTGGATCATTAGCATATTTTTCTAAGTCTTTATAATACTTCTCACTACCATCAAGTAAATCTGTTGAAAGAGCATCTACTAAACTAGTACCATCTTGTTGGGCTTCTTTTAAAGATAACTTACCTTTTTGTAAATCTTTAGCCCAAGTTTTTTTAGTTGCAGGAGGTGGAGGTAATTGTGTCCAAGTTTTAACATCCTCCTTTAATGTCTTCATTATATCTGTCATTAAACGAGGATCATTTGGTTTATATTCATCAACCATATCAATATATAATTCATTAAATCTTGCAGTAGCTTTTGCAATCATATCAATATGTTCTATATTCTTATGATCATAATGACCTAATGAAGTATTTAAAACTTCTTGTACTAATGGATTTACTCTTTTATCTCTATACTCTTTTGCTTGGTCACTTATCCCTTCACCTGCTGCTGTTTTAGAATAATCAGCCCATGTTTTTCTTAGTTTATCATCTTCAATATGAGCGTAATCTTGATATGTAATTGGTAAACCTCTTGCTTTTTTATCTTCTAAAATACTTACTATCTCTTGATCTGCTACATCTTCAACCGTTACCATGTTTAATAAGTCTGGAGGTATAGTAGTAGGAAATTCGCCAAACTTAGCATAATAACCTTGTCTATATTGTTCCTGTAACTGAGTTAAAGTTTGTTCATTTAAAGGTAAATTCTCTTCTTCTAATTGAGATTTTGTAGTTTCAACAAAATTTATATTATACCCTTGGACTTCTTTATTCTGCTCTTGCCTCTTAGTGATAAGGGCATCTCTGACCATATCACCCCAACCTTCATCATACTCTTTAAAAAAATCTAAACCTTTTTCTGTGTTTTCACCTTTATGGAGAAATGTGAAACCTTCTAATGTGGCATCAGATGGATCAATATCTCCATCAATTATCATCTGCTTAACCATCTCCATTAATTGAAGTCTAGCTGCAGATCTATCTCCTTTAAACCAAGCTAATTCCTTATTTTCAATTTCATATAAAGTTTTAGCTAAATCACCATTACCAAATTTAGCAGCTTCAATAATAGTAGATTTCTGAAGTTCTAATCTTTCTTTACCTTGTTGTACTAATTCTTTATCTCGTTCACCTTGAAGTACTGTATTTACATTTTGTCTATGTTTAGTCCAAAAGATATCTGTAGCAAACTCTTTACGGTAATGACTTACATCATTGAATCCAGTTTGAGTATTGTAATGCTCTATTAATTGTCCTTTTTCAGACTGTGTTGCATTCTCCCAAGTGACAATTCTATCTTCACCATTATCACCTTTAAGAGTGATGGAATAATTAGAATTACCATCAGCATCTTTAGAAAGAATACCATTGTTAGGATCCCAAAAATTCGATTCCCAATTATTAGCCCATCTTTTAGCAAAAGTTTCTTCCTGGATTTGGGCTCTCCATCCAGTAATATTTTCTAATTTAGCTGCTAATTCAGGGTCTCCAGCTTCTGTAGCTTTATATGCTAAGTATTGAGCTACAGAATGATCTTCTCCTAAAGCTTCTCTTTCTCTTCTCCAGTTTGCTAAATCAGTTTGAGAAGCTCCGATTTGTTGTTGTATTCCAAAGGCTTCATTTTTATATGCTGCTTGAGCTTTATCTCTTTGATTTTTAAATACTTTAGCTGCAGACTTAGAGAATTTTTCAGCATTATTTATAACTTTACCCATAATCTCAGCGTTAGCCACACGCTGACGATCATTCATTTTGGCTACTTGTTCAGCATCTTCGAAACCTTGATTAGTTTCAGCATAACGTTCTTTTAAACCAGGTACATAATCAGCTGGTTTAAGATAGTTGAACGTATCGAATTCATTTTGACTAGCCATTACCAGTCCGCTCCAGCTATACTAGCTGCAGTACCAGCAAGTCCTAGTACATCACCTAAGAATGCCATACCAACGTTCTGCATAACAGGTACTGGTGGTGCAACATCTTCTGTAGGTTGGAATGCAACTTTTGCAAATTCTTGATCTTGGGCATTAGCTGCTCTGCGTCTAGATAACTTAGTACCTTCTACAAAAGCAAATCGTGCATCAGTTAAATTCTTCTGTTTTGTAGCATAGAATCTACCTAAAGCTCCAGCTTCTAATACACCCATTCTACCTATAGATCTTCCTGATCTACCGGAAGCTAGTAAGTCACCAAACTTACTATTTTGCATGAATTTCATTAACGCAGCTTGGTTTTCACTCCATGCTTTATCTTTAACTTGATTTAATTTGGTTTGTGCTCTACTATAAGAAGCATTTAAACCTTGGTGAATATTTGAATACGCTTTCTCAAACTGTACTTTTTTAGCATTATAAATACTGAGCTTCTGCATATGCTTACGCTCACGTTTTTTTATTGCAAAATCATACTGTCTTCTAGCGTTTGCGTTGGCTGTTTTAGCAGCACTAGCTCCTGCGCACACGGCAAAACTCGATAAAGGGCAATTGGTTAGGTCCGAAATTAAGTTCCCGTAGGAATTTAAAACCTAAAAATTTGAGAAGTTTTAAGTGGGTTTTATTTCTTTTATCCACTACGTTCCATAGAAGCTTCTCTTCTCTGCTATCGATATAGCGTTTAGCTTCTCTTGCAAATAATAAGGGTTTCTCATGAATAACCTCAGTACATAACATCCATATTTTACCATCATCTTCTACTCCAGCCATACCGGCAGCCTTGCCGCTAGGTGAGGAGAAGTAGATGCATTCAGCTTTAGCAGCTTCAAGTAGTAAATATTGTAATGGATCAGCACCGTGACCTTCAGATACTTCCCTACGATCAGCAGGAAGTAAGTTAGAGGCTACTTCTAAAGCAGCCTTAACTGTAATTGGGTGAATGTAATTAGACACGTCTGTAGAATTTATCTGTGTAATCCCCTTCCCATGTCATAGATTGTAAAGTAGCGGGGGATGGATGGGTTGATTTAAGCTTTAATACAGTATTTGTGTTTCTATCATATACTGGTACTGTTCTTATAGATTCTGATTGAATAGCAACTTGGTTAGCATTGTAAAGGTTAGCATATACAGGCTCATATATCTCTGTATAGTCATTTTTACCTTGACGTTCTAGTAATGTTTCATATAAACCAGAATCACCAAGGCTTAATTTAACCCTATGTACGACTAAAGAGCCTCTAGTATCGGACCTATATGAATCACCTTGTTGTCTAGTTACGTGTATAGTAGGGAATTCTACCTCCATATCAAACAAATAACCAACTACTAAGTCTTGTCCAGTCCAATCACCATCCATTTCTATGTTACTACCTACAACTGAGGCTGTAGCATACCTACCTACCTCGTTTCCTGTGCTATGACAGTACACAGCAAGTTGTTTTGAAGTACTATTGAACCCATTAGGTGTAGTAAAACCAGTTCTTTTGGTAGTTGAGGAGTATCCTAGCGCAGAAGATGCTATAACTGTACTATTATCTAAATGTACTCTATAGGTAATATCATCTTCTGTATCAGCTGTATCGAAATCATCGGTAACGGTACGTGAATCTGACTCAGTTTGTATATCAAACCTTTGTAGTATATCCTT